CTTTTGTGTTTGGCAGGTAATCTTTGTCAGGAACTTAGTCAGAAGTATTAGTTTAACTAAGCATCCCTAGTATTTAATCAAAACGGGTACATAATTTAGTGTATCGTACACACAAACACACAATATATAGTATGTTGCAACAATAATGAATTGGTCTGTAACTTCGGTAAAACACAAATACGCAATGAAGGATAATGGGTAGGGTTAAATGTGCGTGGGCGTCTATATGTATGTACCATCCCTTAGAAATATGCTGTTAAGTATGGTACTAGATGTAGTGGTACTATATGTAGTAGGGTACCTTACTGCTAGTAAAAGAAAGGTGTTATTTAAAGTAAGTATATCTAAACAATGTAATAGGTGGTGCTTACCCTGTGTCATCCCTCCCAAACCGATAACAAACCATTTAATGACTTATTGTAATATATGAAGTAATGGGCTTTAACCCCAGTTAACATGGACCTGCTAGTCCACTTTATTGATGTAGTTATAGTCGAAAGCTCTTTTCTAAAAGCAGGAAGTTCTTTCTGATTGTCTTCCAATGTACCATAGAAATAAACACATTACAAGTCATTGCTATTTCTTACTGTTTTGGTAGACTTATTGTGGCTAGTAGTCTTTATCTGTTAGCCTCCTTTCTGACAAGTAGACTGTAAATCCCTCACGCAAGTGAGGGTGTGTCTAAAGTTATATAGAAAAATTTTTTTTTACCTCCCTAAAAATAACCGAGCAGTATAGTAGAAATTACAATAAAATAACAGTTAGGACCAACTGTACGTACAAGACCCTTTCATGCCCGAGAGGGTTTTGTGGTATCGTGACCTCATATGATTATTAAAGACTGCAAGGTTTGTAATAGAGTATTGAAATTCTATAAGAGTTACAAGTTATGTGCTAACCTAGGTTGTACAGAGTACAATAAAAAACTAAGGAGATATGATGCCAGTAGGCAAAAAAGGAAAAAAGAAAAAATACAGTGCCAAGAGGAAGAGTAAACGAGGCATGTATTAATGGCTGCTAAAAAAGGTTTGTATCACAATATGAACAAAAGAAAAAAAGCAGGTACAAGTAGGTCAAAGAAAAACTCTACTATCTCACCTAAGGCGTATGCCAATATGAAAGCAGGATTTCCTAAAAAGAAAAAAAAGAAAAGATAATGGCAACATACCAAGGTAAATCAGTTAAGTTAAACTCGCCTTCCTCTATAGGTAAAGGTGAACCTGGGTATGGACGTAAAAAATCTAAAGTTTATGTCAAAAAAGGAGACAAAGTGGTTAAGGTAATGTTTGGTGACCCGAACATGGCTATAAGAAAAAACAATCCTGAAGCTCGTAAATCATTTAGAGCTCGACATAAATGCGACACAGCAACAGATAAGACCACAGCAAGATACTGGTCTTGTAAGGCATGGTAGAAAAAAAACTTTGTTATGCAGGTGGATGTCATAGACCTTTACCACCAAAAGCAAAAAAGTATTGTTCTAAACGTTGTTACAACAGAATCAATATGCAAAAGAAACGTGCTCGTAAAGCAGGTGTCGAATGGACACAAGAGGACGATGTACTAGAGATACCTAGTCAAAAAACAAATGTACAGTCTAGACGTGGCAAAGTATATAACGATATAGTCGAATCAGGTTTAGCAGCAGAAATACATAACAAAAAAAATACTATAACAGCAGTTGCAGATATATTAGGCACAACAGTAGGTGCAGTATCTATGGCATACTCTGCTTATGTAGAAGACATGAAAACAGATTTAGATAAAAAAACATGGTCTATACCACAGGTAGCAGAAAAAACATTAGAAGACTTTGATTATTTTAGAGATAGGTATTTCCAAACAGAACAAGGTATACCATACGAAACACCTGACTTTCACAAAAAATGGATTGCTTCAATTATGGATGCTATAGAGAACGGTACACAACACATGATACTATCTCCACCACGACACGGTAAAACAGATTTGTTAATACATTTTGCAGTATGGTTAATTTGTAAAAATCCAAACATACGTATTTTATGGGTAGGTGGTAACGAAGAGATAGCTAAAAACGCTATTAGTTCTGTATTAGACCAACTAGAAAGTAACGAATTATTAATAGAAGAGATATGTGGACCAGGAGCAAAATTTAAACCTACATCACGTACAGGTAAAGCATGGTCACAAAGTGGATTTACAGTAGGCACTAGAACAGTAACTGGTATCAAGAGTCCGACAATGGTAGGACTAGGACGTGGTGGTAAAATTCTATCACGTGACTGTGACATAATTATTGCTGATGACATTGAGGACCACACATCTACAATGCAACCTGCATCTAGAGAAAATACAAGAAGTTGGTGGACAACAACATTGTCAAGTCGTAAAGAAGAACATACAGCAATGGTTGTAATTGGCTCTAGGCAACACTATGACGATTTGTATTCACATTTGTTAGATAACGAATCTTGGAGCACAACTGTAGAACAAGCACATGATATAGAATGTACGTTACCCGAAGATGTAGACGACCATAGTAAATGTATGTTGTGGAGTAGTAAGCGTACACACAAATGGTTAATGGATAGAAAACGTGCAGCTGAAACTACAGGTGGTAGAGCTATATACGAAATGGTATATCTTAATGTAGCTATGCCTGAAGGATTGTCTTTATTTAACCGAGTAGAAATAGAATCATGTAGAGACCAAGGTAGAGATATTGGGCAGGTACCTCCAGGAACAAGATTGATTGCAGGACTTGACCCTGCCTCTACTGGGTATCAAGCTGCTTTTTTATGGGCATACAATCCTGAAACAAACATAATGCACATGGTAGATATGAATAATCATCTAGGTGGTGGTATTCCTGAAGCACTCAAAATAATTAAAGAATGGTGGATGAAATATAATTTAGCACATTGGGTTATTGAGGAAAACGGATTTCAAAAAGCAATTAGACAAGACCCTAGCATAAAAGACTTTGCATCAGGTCATGGTATATTTTTAGAGGGACATGAAACATACAAAAATAAATTTGACCCTATGTTTGGTGTAACTGCTATGAGACCACTATTTGCAGATAAATTAATTTCTTTGCCATATCTTGGCTTTGAAGCACAAGAAAAGGTAAACTTATATACAAGCCAGTTGGTTTATTTTAGTTCTGCTAAGAACAAGAGTAAATCTATAGGAACGAAAACAGACATAGTTATGGCTAGTTGGTTTCCAATGAAATCAATTAGACGTATGCAAAAAGAACGGTACGCTGCAATGGGATATGATTATAATCCTAGCTTTTCAGGGTACGAACCTAGTAGTATGGATTTAGATAATTGGAGATAAATGCCTTTAAACAATGATGAGATTTATGACAGGATAGATTACCTAAGAAGCATCAATCAAGAAAACGCAATAGACAGGTCTCGTATCAGAGACATTATGAATGGTGGAGAAGCTGCAGTTACAGCACTGCTTGGTAAAAGCGTAGATGTAGAGTACCACGAACTACCTGCACCTAACTTGTTTTTAACTGCACTAGAAAGATTTGCACAAAAAATAGGTAGAGCTCCTGATTTAAAAGTAGATATAGTTAATGAAAAAGATTCACAACGTGCAAAAAAGAAATCTGAAAAGATAGAACGTATTGTTGGTGCGTATGATGGTTTTCAAAAACTACACATGCAATTACCACAAGTAGGTAGATGGTTACCAGGGTACGGTTTTGTTGTGTGGGTTATAAATCATCAAAAAGATAAAGATGGTAATCCATATCCACAAGCACAACTAAGAGACCCTTTTACTTGTTATCCAGGAATGTTTGGTAATGACCAACAACCCGAAGAACTAGCTATTATATCTCGTGTCCCACATGACACATTAGCTAAACAATATCCAAACGCTAAAAAATACATTTACGAAAAAGATGAAGAAGGTCAAGTAGACCCGTATTCAGTTTTATTACAAACCAATCAAAATAGTGGTAGTTGGGCTAATACAACTGGTTATGGAAAAGTAGTAGTTGAGTATATGAATACAGAAGGCACCTATGTGTATCTACCTGAAAATAGAAAAACTATAGACTTTATGCCTAACCCATTAAAGTCAGGACCATGTTTCGTAGTAGCTAAACGATATTCGTTTGACCAACTACAAAGCCAGTTCCAACACATAACAGGACTTATGGCTAACATGGCAAAAATAAATATTCTTGGAACTATTGCAATGGAAGATGCAGTATTTACAGAAACAAATATTGTTGGAGAAATAGAATCAGGTAAATATCGTAAAGGTAGATTTGCCGTAAACTATTTAGCTCCAGGTTCTCAGGTGTCTAAGCCAGTCAATAATCTACCATATCAATTATTTCAACAAGTAGATAGACTTGAAAGACATCTAAGACTTGGTGCGTCTTATCCAGTATCTGATGATGGACAATCTCCTAATAGTTTTGTTACTGGTAGAGGATTAGAGGAACTAGGTACATCAGCATCATTGCATGTTAGAGAATACCAAGGCATACTATCCGAAGCATTACAAGAAGTAGATGCAAAACGTTTAGAGTATGATGAGGCAATGTTTCCAGGTGTAAGAAAACCTATAGCAGGTTTACACAAAGGTACAGCATATAAAGAATCATATACACCACAAACAGATATTAAAGAAATGTATACAACAAGACGTGTGTATGGAGTAATGGCAGGATTTGATGAGCCACAAAAAATAATTACAGGGTTGCAATTAAAACAACAAGGCATCATTGATACACAAACATTACAAGAAAATATGGATGGCTTAGAAAACATAACTAAGATACAACAAAGAATACATGCTGAAAAAGCAGAGACTGTATTGTTTGAATCTCTTATGGCACAAGCTGCAGAAGGTAATCAGAAAGCAACTATTGCTGCTATAGAGATAAGAAAAAATCCACAAAAAATGTCAGAAATATTAGATAAATATTATACAGCAGAAGGCGATGAACCAAGCGAAGAAGAATTATTAGCTATGGGTCTTGGTGGTCCACAAATTCCACCAGGTCCAGGAGGTGCGTTACCAGGAATTGAACAAGTATTAGGTGCTGTTGGACAACAAGGTCCACCACCAGGAGGTCCTCTTGGATAAAGAAGAAATATTAAAAAAGTTTTTCGATAT